GGTTTTTCCTGACTTAGTAAGGCTTTGAATAATTTCTTTATCTATAATCAAGCCTAGTTGCTTAAATAAGCCCATGTCAGAGCTTGCACTTCCACCAAACAACCCAGCCATTTGTTCAGCTTGTACTTGCTCAACTGTTTTGCCTGCCATTTGGGAAGTCTTTTGGAGGCCCATTGATTGAGCCATTGCATTAGCTGTTCCGCTAACAACTGCCTTTAAAACCTTTAAAGCAACAACTGCGGCAGCGATGGCAGCCACTATCGCGGCAATAGCAATTCCCAATGGGCCAAACAAAGCTGAGGCTCCCCCTGCCCCCACCATAGCGCCTCCAGCACTAGCTGCAGCACCTAAGCCCATTCTCGCTAAAGCACTACCCCCTACCCTTCCAGCAGCACCTAGCATCTTGCTTCTCCTCGCCGCTGTAAGCCCTGCAAGGTGTGCTTCTGTTTTGCTTAACTCGACAATCGTTTTAAGCCTTTTTTCTCTTGTTAGGCTAGTATCATTAAGACGCTTTGCAATTTTGACCCTATCTTTTTCGGTTCTCTTAATCTTGTCCTGTATGGTTAGGATGCTGCCGGTTGTCTTAGCTCCCCGGCTATACTCCTCATTCAGCAACTTTTGGAGTTTGACCTGAGTTTTTTGCGCTTCTGTTATCTTCTCAGTTGAGGCTTTGGCTTTGTTGGTTTTCTTAACTACTGAATCAATAGCCTTGTCAAAGGCAGCAGTATCCCCAGAGAATATGAATTTAATTTCGTTGGCCATCAGCTTTTTGTTTTTCCTGCCTTTGCTCCCATTGCCTCTTTGCTGCCTCGCCTGCCGCCTCATGGTCTTCTGTTACAAAACCACAAACCCCTTCAGCTTCCCCTACTGCCGCCAAGTCATAAACGGCTTCACCAAAGGGAGTGTTCATTGCCTGTTCTGCCGTCTTGTTCAACTTTTGCATTAGCACAATCTTTAAGTAGTGCAAGTTGTTCATTGAGGTTGGCTTGCCTCCCTCTACCTTATTAAAAAACAAAGTAGGTTCTTTTACGGACTGAGTTAAGTATTCAGCAAAAGTGACCATTGATTTGCCTTGGTTTTTAAACCAACCCATAATCTTCAAAAAACGGAAGTCCCCCTTCAAGTCCATATTGGCTATCCCCTCCATAAGCTGCCGCCAATCCTTCTGGCACACCCACACCGCAAAGCATAAATCCCCGAACTGCGGTTGCCTGTCCCCGGTCACAAATGGACTGCCATAGCGGGACAGCACCATCATGTGACCAAGGGACAAAGGTTTCAACCGCTGCCCAAGGACTCGCGCTTGGGGAGGTATGACAGCTTTTAGATAATCATTTTCAAGCGACACATTATCAAGAGCCCGGTATGGTTTGCAGGGCAACCGCTCCAACGGTAGTTGCAGCAGGGTTGTTGTACTGACTGCAAGGCAATGAAACCCTGAACATGTCTGTATTGCTTCCAGAGATTGAGCCGCCGCCTATGTAATTCCAGTTGCCAACCAATATCGACGGTAACTGCGATCCATCCTCTGCATCCTGTGCTATGGCAACCAATGCGCCGGGGGAAGGTAAGTCCAACTCCGCTGCCGCTGCCGCCTCGCTTCCTGCATAAAAGATAATCTCCCATGTGCAAGTGCGGCGATGGTTGTAAAGGTTGTAACCAAACACATTCCCGCGCTGATCCCGTGCTTCCGCAGTATCCACCTCATCCGTCAGGTTGAGGCTCTGCATATAGTTCTCCGTGAGCGCAACTGTCCCCGCTAATGTGGGATAGGCCACGGTGCCGTCCACGCCATAAATTGTGGCGTTGCCTACTATTGTATTATTAGCCATATTTTCATTCTCCTAGTTTATATTTACGTTTAATTTGCTCCTTACGAAGCCGCTCACTTTATATCTCACCAAACTGCCTGCCGGTTCTTCTGTCCCCATTCTTACAATGCTCGTAGAGCGGGAGCTATTTGTTCCGGTTACTGTTGAGTTTGGAATTTGGTAATTATCCAGCAGAACAAACACCGATTCAGCAACAGCCTCTGCGGTGTAATAGGTTCCTGTTGCCGGTCTGTTTACTGCGGGGTTTTCAATCGTGTCCACCTCCCAGTTAAAATCTACTATTGTCTTTTCCAGCACTCTGATCATGCTGACAGGGCGAAGCACCACAGCCATTACCCGTAGCCGGTTTAGCATTTCCTCCATTTTGGACTGCACGTCATCGTCCTCCAGAACAAGACCGGGGGCGCGTCCATTATCAATCTCTGCCGTTGAGTTGTCTCCGATAGAGGTGCCACTAAGCATCACCAAGCCGGGGGCACTACTTATTGTGGTGTCACCTTCTGCCGCCGGAGATGTTATTAAAAAAGTTCCGCGACCTGTTGGCGTGCGAAAATTTAAATTTGTGGACATTGCAGTAAGAGCAAACGGTAAAGGGTCTACTGTCATAGTGTTTGCCCCTGCGGAATACCCCCCCACCTTGTTTATTCTTATCAAAGAGGTAAACGGCAAATGCCCTGACAGCCTAGTGTGCAACGCACCTTGTATGTCTGTCAGGTAAACCGCCATCAGAGTTCGGTGTATTTGTCTTGCGCTACTCCATCCACAATCTCCTTGCCTGTAGAGATTGGAATTTGCTGATCGTAACCATAACCGCCCCGGTCATCGTAGTATGTGTTAGTCGATTCAGTTACTGGCTTTGGAATGCCAAACCGGCAGTCAGCAATTTTATCCATTAAAGCCATTGCGCTGTTGTAGGCGGCAACCCTGACATCGCTTACGTCAGTAACTACACCCCCAACTCGCTTCATTAACTCGACAACAATAATGTCAAGCGCAGGGGAGTGAAGTACGGAAGGAAGAGAAGAGGCGGAGCCATCAGCTACATGAGCCAAACCGTTACGGGGGCAGGCTTTTATAAACCCTCTAATAAGTTCTGAAACATCATTTATAATATCGTGCAACAGCACACCAGATGACTGCCCAGAGGCAAGGCCGATAGAGTCATATTTAATCAACTCTGTGTCAGTCATGCGCGTCTGCACATCCGCTGCGACTATTGCCGTCCAAGCCATTTAGCTATTTGCCTTTTCGGCTTTCTTGATGCCGTGTCGCAGGAATAGAGCAAGCAGCGAGGTGATGACTACGTTCATCGCAGCACCCATTTCAAGCTCTCCGGTGAAGTATCCAGCCGCGCCTCCAAGCGCACCTAGAATTGCCGTCCACGTCGTTTTTGAGCTTAACATTATTTGCCCTCCTTCTTTTCAATTGCCCCGAGCTTGACCTCCACAGGTTTGCCCTCCTTGCCCGCTTTTAACGTAAGGCTTGGGAACGGCAACTCTACTGAGAAATAAGGCACCTTGAGGTTGATTCCTTTTGGGCTAACGCCAGCGTCTGGTAGCACCCCAGCTTTTGCTCCAATGCAGAGGCTTGGGATTGGCCAGATTAACTTCTGCCCAAACAAGGTGACGCTTGGGTCAGGCTTTAATGCCGCCCCAAACAATCCAGCGTTGGCAGTCGCTGCAGTTAGCAGCAACGCCCCAATTATTATGCTTATTCGTTTCATCGTTTTAATAGCTGTCGTATCTTTAGAATAATGTAAACCAAACTAGCTGCAGAAACTCCCACTTTTAAAATTAAGTCTATGTCCACCAACCAATTACCCAAGCCTGTCGCCGTTGCCGCAAGCACTTTGGCATCTTCCAAATCCATCCAATTCATTCAGGGTTTCCTTCATATTCCACATCGATGAACGGTGTGTCTATTTGTAGGTTCCCGGACAGTGACCGGCATCCAGCCCCAACCGTAATGACAAATGCACTAATCACTGCGATCATTAGGAACCTTTTTGCTTTTGGCGTTAATCCCCATGCACTTGTAGAGGGAAGCGACTTCGACCCGCAGCATCGAAATTTCTTTGGCGAGCTTGTTGGTCTCTTTGTCGTTTCCATTCAACCTGTCAATGAGTTTGACGATTATCGTATATAATTCCTTGATCTCGCCACTCAGATTCCGCAGAACGTAGAAGACGATCTTGTAACCGAACACACCCGCCGCCGCCGCTGCGACAACTGGAAAACCCAGAGTCTGGATTAAATCTGCCGTGTCGGTTCCCAAGCATCACCCCGTTATTCAGCCGGTGCAGCTTCTTCGACCTGCGCAGCTTCCAAGCCCAATTGCGTCAACGCGAGTTGCTGCAGATACGCCTCGTCGCTTGCCGCTGCGTCCGGTGTCCAATCGCGCCACTTAGGGCCAGTGACTTGCAGCAACTCGGTATGTATCAAGCCGGTCGCCGTAACTGGTTTGCCTTCCTCGTCCGTTAATTGGCGAGTGCTATAACATTCCAAACTGTACTGCATTCCGAACATCTGCGCCGAGTTAAGTTTCACTTCAACAATGCTGGCGTTGAGTGCTTCCGTTGGTACTGTGTTAATGGTCATATCAAATTATTCGCCGTCTGATTCTTCCGCTGGTGCTGCCGCTGCGACTGCTGCTGCATAAGCTGCCACGACTTCATCCGTCCATACTGCTCCCGCAACGGATTGAACTTTCGCATCCTCGCCGGTTACGTCATCGCCGGGAGCGAGAACTTTGCGCGAGTTGGAACGCGACAACTCTTTACCGTCTTCCTCGATTATCGAATCCATCTGAACACCCAGCGAG